ATTTTCAGAATTAGAATATATATTAAAAGGACTTAAAGCCTTAGAACACAAGTCTGAAAAATATTTAATACTTGTTTCAGATATAATGACATGGGCTAGAACTCAACAAAAGATAAAAACAGAAAACACCAGGCGAAGGCCTGGACATTTAATGGTTTTATCCTTTGTTCCATTAAGTGGCTCGCAGGTATTTTAAAATTAAAATACAAGGATACCACTATTGCTTTGCGGATCGCAGACAAAATCCTTAATGTGCTTAATACTAGGGGTAAACCCGAAGCTGTTAAATACACTAAGGACCTCCGATTAAGGTTTTCAAAGGTCATACTTAGTATGGACCCCGAGAACTTTGAAAGGGGGGAACAATTATGGTTACCTAAGTCTTTAATCCCATCGATCAAGCGTATACAAGAGGTGAAAAGTTACCCGTTAATACGGCTAATCTTCTCAGTCTTGTATATTACAAGATCGATTAAGGTGGATGGAGATATATCTTTCGAAACTATCGAGAAAGGGCCCGGTTATACCGGAACTCCCTCATCGTTAGACGACGATATAAAATCCTTCCTTAAAGATATAGGTGTGAATCTTTCTCATATAGGTAAAGTTCCTAAAACCTTAAGGTTTAAGGAATTCCATATGACCTCTAAAAGTGGACCAAATGGGCATGCCCTTTGGACTTCTTTTAGAGATATAATGGCACTAACTGATATCCAACTTTGGGCTATCAAGCTTACTGCTGGAGAAAAGCTAGTGAATTTAATGAGTAAATTCTCAGGTCTTTATTCCCAAATCCCACAATTCTTTGATAATTATACTAACCGCAAGGCTAGGCTAACTTCTCGAAGAATTGCAAAGATTAAGGATAAAGAAGGGAAAATTCGCGAAGTTGCTATAGGAGATTACTATACTCAGGCAGCATTGCTACCTTTGCATAAGTATCTCTATAAGTTCCTTAACAAGATCCACCAAGATTGTACATCAAACCAGACTAAACATTTTAATACTCTTGAAAATAGTATTGGGAGTAACTATCATAGTATCGACCTTAAGGCCTTTACTGATAGGTTTCCTATTGCTATTAATCATAGAATACTAAGTGTTTGGTTTGGACCAGAATATGCAGGTGCTTGGAAAGAATTAATGGTAGGAACTCCATTTGATTATCAAGGTCGTAGTATACATTATGCGACCGGTAATCCAATGGGTCTCTATTCATCTTTTAATTCCTCTGCTCTTGCACACCATTTCATCGTGTGGTTAGCCTGTAAACAGGTTAATCTAAGATGGAAAAGGTCTAGATATATGCTTTTAGGTGACGATATCGTTATTTCTAACGATCGTTTAGCCGAAGCATATAAACAGATTCTGGCAGTTTGGGATGTTGAAATACAACATTCTAAGACACATGTTAGCCCTTACGGGTTTGAATTTGCAAAGCAAATCCGTCTACATGGTAAGAATGTGTCTCCATTCCCTTTATCTGCGCTTTATGAACGACGAAACCAAGTAATAAATACCTTGGGTATCATCGTTAATGAAGTCGACTATAAAAGTTGGGACTGCAATTTGATGGAAACGTTAGAGGATTACTATATAAAGGTTTTAGGTTGG